AACTTAAAGATTTCGATCAATCCGCTAAAGAATTACTAAATGTCAATCTAGCAAAAACCCCACCAGAAAAACTTCCCGATTCAGAAGATGAGTTATCACTTCACATGCAACTTAGCTATAAGCAGGCCGTGGAAATAGCAGAAGAGCAAGCTATTAATTTATTGCTAGATGGTAGTAGGTATGATTTAATAAAAAAGAGATTTTTTTATGATTTATCAGTTATAGGTATCGGAGCTGTAAAAACAACTTTTAATACCTCTGAAGGCGCTAAAGTAGAATATGTCGATCCAGCTAATTTAGTTTACTCTCACACAGACTCACCTTATTTTGACGATATATATTACGTTGGAGAGGTAAAGAGTATACCTATAAACGAATTAGTTAAAGAGTTCCCACATCTTGAACAGGAAGACTTAGAAGAAATAACCCAGCAGAGTGGTAGATATCGAGGGGGTTTTGCTGCTAATAATCAACTTGACAATAATAAAGTTCAAGTTCTATATTTCAATTATAAAACCTATATGAACGAGGTTTACAAGGTGAAAGAGACAGCTAGTGGTTCCATGAAAATACTACCTAAAGACGATTCTTTTAATCCACCAACTGATATTGAGTTCAAGTTTTCAAAATTACAAAGAGCTATAGAGTGTTTGTATGAAGGTGCTGTAATACTTGGTACAGATAAATTACTTAAATGGGAGATGGCTAAAAATATGATGCGCCCTAAGAGTGATTATACTAAAGTTAAAATGAATTATAATATAGTAGCTCCTAGAATGTATGAAGGACGTATAGAATCTATAGTAAGTAGAATCACTGGTTTTGCTGACATGATTCAATTGACTCATTTAAAACTTCAACAAGTGTTATCTAGAATGGTTCCAGATGGTGTTTACTTGGATGCGGATGGTTTGGCTGAAATAGATTTAGGCAATGGAACCAATTATAATCCACAAGAAGCATTAAATATGTTCTTCCAAACTGGTTCTGTTATAGGTAGATCGTTTACTCAAGATGGAGATCAAAACGCTGGTAAAACACCTATCCAAGAAATATCAAATGGAGCTGGTGCAGGTGGTAAAATGCAAGCTTTAATAAATAATTATAATTATTATTTGCAAATGATTAGAGATACAACCGGGTTAAACGAAGCTAGAGACGCTTCCACGCCGGATGCTAAATCATTAGTAGGTATTCAAAAAATGGCAGCTGCTAACTCCAACACAGCAACTAGGCACATACTACAATCCGGATTATTCTTAACAGCGGAGGTTGCAGAATCTTTATCGCTTAGAATATCTGATATACTAGAATACTCACCAACTAAAGAAGCTTTTATACAATCCCTAGGTTCTCACAATGTGGCGACTTTAAAAGAAATGTCAAAATTACATCTTTATGATTTCGGGATATTTATAGAATTACAGCCAGATGAAGAAGAAAAACAACATACAAGCCTCTATCTCTCAGGGCGCTATAGATCTTGAAGATGCTATTGATCTTAGAAACATTAGAAATGTAAAACTAGCCAACCAAATGCTAAAGATTACTAGGAAGAAGAAGGCTGAAGAAAAGCATCAAAAAGAGTTGGAAACTCAGAAAGCGCAAGGTGAGGCTCAAGCAGAGGCTTCTAAAGCAGCAGCTGAAGCAGAAACTCAAAAAGCTCAAGCCGCTCATCAGTTAAACATTGAATTAGAGCAAGTGAAAGGACAGATGAAATCTCAACAAATGCAAGAGGAAGCAACTATTAAAAAGGAGTTAATGCAGATGGAATTTGAAATAAACATGAAGCTTCAGCAAATGAATATGGAGGAGGTTGACATGAAGGAAACTAGAAAGGAAGATCGTAAAGACGAAAGAACAAAAATGCAAGCATCACAACAAAGTGAACTTATAGATCAAAGATTAAATAAAAAACCGCCTAAAAAGTTTGAATCCTCAGGTAATGATATTATGAGTGGAGAATTCGGTATAGGTGAATTTGGTCCTAAGTAAAATTTATTAACTATTATTATATTATATTATGGCAAAAAAAGAAGAACCAGCTATTGACCAAAAAGTCGATAAGCTAAAAATAAAAGCAAAAAAAGAAAAACAACCAACTGGGAATGAAACTAAAGGTAACGTTACCAAGGTTAAGGCTAAGATGCAAAAACCTGCTGTAGAGGTAGAACAAACTATTACTAAAGTTGATTTAAGCAAGCCAAAAAATCAAGAAGAAAACAAAGATGTGGTTACAGAACCTAGCAGTACTGAAATTACTAAAGAACAAAAAGAAACACAACAGGAAGAGAAAAAACAAGAAACTCCAGTATTAGAAGAAATCACTAAAGAAGAACCTAAGAAGATAGATGATAAAATACAAGATACTGATATTACTACAGAATCTAAAGAGTCAAGTATAAAATTACCTGAAAATGTAGAGAAACTAGTTAATTTTATGGAAGAAACTGGAGGTGATATAAATGATTATGTAAAGTTAAATAGGGATTACTCTAAAATGGATAATCATACACTGTTGAAAGAATATTATAAAAACTCCAAGCCTCATCTAAATGATGAAGAGATTAACTTCTTAATGGAAGATCAATTCTCTTATGATGAAGAGAGCGACGAGGCGAGAGATATACAAAGAAAAAAATTAGCGTTAAAAGAGCAAGTTGCCAACGCTAAAACTCACTTGGAAGAGACCAAATCCAAATACTATGAAGAAATTAAAGCTGGGAGCAAGTTAACTAAAGATCAGCAAAAAGCAATTGATTTCTTTAATAGATACGATAAGGACGAGAAAGCAGCGGAAAACAAAAAACGTAGTTTTTTAAATAAGACAAAAGGTCTTTTTAACGACGAATTCAAAGGTTTTGAATATAGTGTTGGCGATAAAAACTATAGATTTAATGTAAATAATGCTGAAGAAGTTAAAGATCAACAGAGTGATATTAACAATTTTGTCAAAAAGTTTTTGAACGAAAATGGTGAAATGTCAGATGCTCAAGGTTATCATAAATCTCTTTATACAGCTATGAACGCCGATGCTATCGCAAAACACTTTTACGAACAAGGAAAGGCTGATGCTATGCAAAATAGTATTGAAAACTCTAAAAACATAGATATGAGCCCAAGACAATCACACAGCGGTGAAGTAAACGTTGGTGGTATTAAAGTGAGAGCGTTAGGTGATGATTCTTCTTCTTATAAGTTTAAAATAAAAAGTAACAAAAAATAACAATTAACAATTAAAAATTTATAATTATGGCAATTTCAAATCCGGGTCCTGGCCACTCGGGAGTCGCTTCAAGTCTGAATAGTGTACCTTCTTCACAGAAGCATATACTAGCTCAAAACTACATAGACTTTACATCGACTACAACCTCTGGCTGGGCTCAACAATACCTGCCTGACTTAATGGAAAAAGAAGCTGAAGTTTTTGGAAACAGAACTATTTCAGGTTTTTTATCTAAAGTTGGAGCAGAAGAATCTATGACTTCTGATCAAGTAATTTGGTCTGAACAAGGTAGATTACACCTTTCTTACAAAGGTTTAATTAATAACGTAACTGGTGCATTTACATGCCAAACTGATATTGATGGTAACGCAATAACTACAACTCACGGTGTTCGTATTAACGATCAAGTGATGGTAGCTACTGCTGAAGGTACTATTAAAACTATATGTTCAGCTGTAAGTGGCGCGACTATCACGTTAGTTCCTTATGAGAAAGAAAATATTGATGATGCTGCTGCATTTGGTACTGGTACTGATAACGCTGCAACAATCTTAGTTTTCGGTTCTGAATTTGGTAAAGGTAAACAAGGCCAAGGAGCTACTACAGCTACTGTTAACAACGGTTTTGGTTCTGTTAGACCTACACATACTTCATTCAGTAACAAACCAATTATTATCAAAGACTACTACGAAATCAATGGCTCTGACGTATCTGCGATTGGTTGGGTTGAAATCTCAGGTGAAGACGGGCAATCAGGTTACTTATGGTACTTAAAAGCCGAAGGTGATACTAGAGCTCGTTTTACTGATTATTTAGAGATGACTATGTTAGAATCTGTTGTGGGTGTGCATGGAACTAACGCCAACGTCAACAACTCTCTAGCGGATTCGGTAGTTAACGGTGATAACGAAAGATTCGGTACGGAAGGTTTATTCGCGGCTGTAGAAACTAGAGGTAATATTACAACTGGTATTACAGGTGTTAACTGTGCTACTGATTTATCTGAGTTTGACGCAATACTTGCTGAGTTTGATAATCAAGGTGCTATTGAAGAAAACATGATGTTCGTTAATAGAACCTCTGCCCTAGCAATTGATGACATGTTAGCATGTATGAATTCATACGGTGCTGGTGGTACTTCTTACGGTGTATTTGACAACGAAGAAGATATGGCGCTTAACTTAGGATTCTCTGGTTTCCGAAGAGGTTCTTATGACTTCTACAAATCTGACTTTAAATACTTGAATGATAAAGCTACAAGAGGAAGTATCAACGATAGAGATGCTGTTGCCCCACTTAGAGGTGTTATTATTCCAGCTGGTGTATCTTCAGTTTATGATGAGATCATGGGTAAAAACCTAAAACGTCCATTCTTACACGTTAGATATAGAGCTTCACAAACTGAATCAAGAAAAATGAAAACTTGGGTCACTGGTTCTGTTGGAGCTACAACTTCTGACTTAGATGCGATGCAAGTACATTATTTATCTGAAAGATGTTTAATTACTCAAGGCGCTAATAACTTCATGTTATTACGATAAGCAATTTTTAAAAGACCGGGGCTTCGGCCTCGGCCTTTTATTTTTATTAATTTTATTATATATTATATTATGGCAAAAAAACAAGAAACAAAAAAAGAGGTAGAGGTACCTGTTGTTGAAACACCTGTTGTTGAAACACCAAAACCTAAAAGAAAAGAACCAACTTATAAAGCGGCTGCTGATGGTTGGGTTATGAAAGATAGAACCTATACTTTGAAAGGTGGTAAAAAACCGTTGAGTTATATTATTAAATCAGCTGGTATTTATTGGTTTGACGAAGAAAAAGGTTATGAAAGAGAATTAAAATATTGTTCAAATCAAAGAACTTGCTTTGTAGATGAAATGAAGGGAGACCAAAGATTAGAACACATAATATTTAGAGCTGGTGTTTTAATGGTACCTAAAAATAAAACTATTTTACAAAAAATGTTATCATTATACCACCCACATAAAGATAAACTTTATACCGAGTGGAAACCAGAAGTTAATGCTAAATCTGAATTAGATTGGTTAGAACTTGAGGTTAAAGCGTTAACTATAGCTCAAGATTTAGATATTGATCTAGTTGAAGCTATAATGCGTGTAGAAATTGGTTCTAAGGTATCTACGTTGAGTTCTAAAGAACTTAGAAGAGACTTACTACTATATGCTAAGAGAAATCCAATTACTTTCTTAGAATTAGTTACTGATGATAACGTTCAACTTAGAAACTTTGGTATTAAAGCCACTGAACTTGGTATAATTAAATTATCTCAAGACCAAAGAACATTTACTTGGGCTTCTACTGATAGAAAACTAATGAATGTTCCTTTTGACGAACACCCTTACACAGCTTTAGCGCACTGGTTTAAAACTGATGAAGGAATGGAGATATATAAAAATATCGAAAAAAGATTAAATAACTAATCAAACTGTAGAACGGTCGCCCTACGGGGCGATCGTAACTACAAAAATATAATTATATGGAAGAAAATAAATCAAAAGGATTAGGTGACACTGTAGCAAAAATAACAAAAGCAACTGGAATTAAAAAAATAGTTGATTCTATTAATGAGGCTAGAGGGGTTAAAGATTGCGGTTGTAAAAAAAGACAAACATCACTAAACAAACTATTTCCCTATAAAAAAATATAAAGTATGATAAAAGTAGATGACGTATATCAAAGAGTATTAGCGCTAGCTAATAAAGAGCAAAGAGGTTATATAACTCCTCAAGAGTTTAATTTAATAGCACCTATAGCTCAAATGGAAATCTTTGAACAATATTTTTACGATCAGAATCAAGCTGATAGAAATTTAAAAAATTCTACAGAATATTCTAATGTCGACGAGATGTTAGACGAGAAGATAAGTCCGTTTAAACAAACATCTGCTATAGCGATGGCTGCCGGTATAGGAACTCTACCTTCGCAACTTTATAGATTAGGTACTGTTTACAGGCCTGGAAGTATGATAGAAATAGAACAGTTGTCAGAAGAGGAGATGATGTATGTTAGAAAATCACCTTTAACAAAACCGACAGCTAAATTCCCAGCTTATTACAGGTTGAATGAAACCACAATTCGAGTATATCCAAATGTACCTCAAGCAGCTTGTAATTATATAAGAAAACCATTGAGACCTTCTTGGGCTTACGTCGTTGTTAATGAAAAAGCATTATACAACGCTGGATTCCAAGTTGATTTTGAAATACATTCTAGTGATATGGTTGAATTAGTTTACAAAATACTATCTTTGTCTGGTATAACTATAGCAAAACCTGGACTAGGTAGTTATGGTGACCAACAAATAGCAACTCAAAAACAACAAGAAAAACAATAAAATATGGGATTATACACGGGTAATTTAGGAAATTATTATTCAAACCCTAGTTTAGAGGAATTAGGTGCTTATCAATTTGTGTCCTTAGAGGATATTATAAATAACTTTAGAGTGGCTTACGTCGGTGAAGATAAAATTTTACCAAGAGTATCTAGGACTGATATTAAATTTCACGCGATGAGAGGTATACAAGAATTAAGCTATGATACGTTTAAGTCTTGCAAGACTTTAGAATTACAGGTGCCAGGAACATTGTTATTCCCGCTACCACATGACTACGTTAATTATGTAAAGTTAACTTGGGTGGACGGTAATGGCGTTGAACATGTTATATATCCCGCTAGACACACATCAGACCCAAAGTCATATGTTCAAAATTCAAGCGGAGATATTGATGTTGATGATGGGGCAGGTGGTATACAAGATCCAACAGAAGAAGAATCTACGGCTTGGTCGAATTATCAATCTAGCTCTCAAGTTACATCTAATAATAATGATCATGACGACGATTTATATTGGGCAAATTTCGGTAGAAGATATGGTATAGATCCACAGTACGCTCAGACTAATGGTTGGTTTTATATGAATTGTGATACTGGTTATATACACTTTTCATCTAATATTGGCGGGAAAGATGTGATATTAGAATATATAAGTGATGGATTAGGTACTGACATAGAAATGAAAGTTCCTAAATTAGCTGAGGAGGCTATGTATAAGCATATAGCGTTTTCAATATTAAACACTAGAGCTAATGTAGATAGAAACATAGTGGCTGCATTCAAAAAAGAAAGATTTGCTGCTATAAGAAATGCAAAATTAAGAATATCAAATGTTAAATTAGAAGAGATTACTCAAGTATTAAGAGGTAAGTCTAAATGGATAAAACACTAAAATATGCCACAATCAAATAGAGGATTTTCCAAGTCTAAAATGAACAAGGATTTCGATGAAAGAATTGTTCCAGAAGGAGAATACAGAGATGCACTAAATATCCAAATATCAACATCGGAGGACTCTGATGTAGGATCAGCACAAACTTTATTAGGTAATAAGTTGATATCTTCTGGTATAGTTCCAGTTGGTAGTACTTGTGTGGGTAGTATAGCTTATGGGAAACTAGACAAAGTTTACTATTTTGTAGCTGGACCACGATATGTCATAGCTGATCAATTTAACGAAGGTTGTTGGAAAGATTATATTATAGAATACGATATAAAAACAAAATCGTTTAAATACGTTTTTGTTGATATATATAGAGCTCATTACATAACCACAGCGGTAAGTGTTAACAGAATGATGCCAGTAGCCAACGTAAATCCTTTGATATCTAATGCTAGAAGAGGTATGTGGGTTAATGGTTTTGATCCCTTAAATGGAAACCAAATAATTTTTACAGATCTAAACCAAACAACGGAAGTAACAGAAGCAATTACTGGTATTGAAATATATTCGGCAGCTGTTGATTATAATGTTGTGCCAGTTCCAGCTGGTACTCTGCTACAATGTACTCAAAAAAGAGTTTTAAATTTTATACATGGTAATATTATAACTGGATTGAATATAATAGATAATATGATATTCTGGACAGATAATTACTCCGAGCCAAAGAAAATAAATATAAAAAGAAGTATTGGTGGTACTGGAGGTAACATAGAAGTACCGGTTGTCGTTGGGCAGCTTTTTACGGGTGATAATGCTAATTATCACACTAGATTATGTATAACCCCAGACGAACATCATGGCCTTAGAATCACGCGTAGAAACACGACTCAAGCTTGGTTCGCTGAAGAAGAAAATGTTACTGTTATAAGGAAAAACCCTAGAACACCGCCAGTGTTAAAAATGTCTAAAACCGAAGACAATAGAGATGACGATCCTACGTTCTCAACTACAGACAGTATAATAGGTGATCCAACTTTAGCCGTTGGAGATGAATCTCTAATGGTTATAAGTGCTATTCCAACAGATCCTTTTGAGGCGAAAAAAGTGGGTGACGCTATCGGTGATATCACGTTGGATACTGCTGTTCATTGGAAAGAAGGTGATATTATTATATTTAACCAAGCACAAGATCCTGACGATTCTCTCGCTTTTAGTGCTGAAGGTTTTACCGAGCATGACGTTAGAGCTGAAGTTGTAGCGCCAGTACCAGCCGTGCCATCAGTCGGCCCGTGGCACATGGAAATACAGTCGATAGATGTACAAGCAATTGATGCTGAGCAAAAAACATGGAACCTAAGACTAGAACAAAAGAAACCCATGTTTGAGTTTAAGTTTGTTAGATTCGCTTATAGATATAAATATGAAGACGGTGAATACTCTACTATATCACCTTGGTCTGAGTTAGCTTTTTTACCAGGAGAATATGATTTTCTACCTAAAAAAGGTTATAATCTAGGTATGACTAATAGATTAAGACAATTAAAAATATTAAACTACGTAACAGAAACAACAGAAAGACCTGCTGATGTAGTTGAGATAGATTTGCTTTATAAAGATGAGTCTTCACCAAATATATATACAGTAGAAACTATAAAGATGACAGATGGTTGGACTGCTAAGGGGGAGCTGCTCT